CATCATGTTGGTGATAACCACCCCCAGCAGGCTCAGCCCGCCGGTGATCAGGGCAACGATGATAGCATCCATGCTCATACCTCCACATACTCGGCCTTGTACAGCCCTGCATCAATCAGCTGCAGCTCTGCGCACTTGCGCATAATGTACCAGGCGTCGCCGCTGGATACCGGCCCAACGTCCAGCATCCACTGGTTGCCAGCTGCACAGGTTTCGCGGTACAGGCCAGCGGAGATAAGCCCCAACCCCTCGCACAGGGCGCGGATGGTATTGCGGTCGCCGCTGGAGATACGGCCAATGGTGATCCGCTGCTTGTCCAGCTTGTTGGGGGTGGTATCCTTCGGTGTGGGCGCGGTATGGCCCTGCAAGCCCGCCTGGATCATCAGCTGCTCATAGTCCTTGTAGACCCGGTTGCAGTCCAGGCTGGCGCCGTAGCCGGGCACGCCCAGCGCGTTGCGGCTGCTGTACTGCCAGATGCCATACGGCAGGGGGCAGGTGCATGTGCTGCCATACTGGGCAACCCAGATATCGTATTTGGACAGCGCCTTGTAGTCCAGGCGGTTGCGAATAAAATTGCAGCTAGCATACAGGATGCCGTAATACCCTGCGGCCTCAATCTCCGACAAAAAGGCCTGTACAAGTGCCGTGCGCTGCGCGTTGGTCAGGCGCAGGATGCACGGCTCATACTCAATGTCATACGCCACCGGCAGGCACAGGTGCTTGCCCTTAATCGCGGCCAGGCAGCAGCGGGCCTCCTGGCGTGCCTCCGCCGGGGTGCTGGCATAGCTGTACCAGTACACGCCATACTGGATGCCCAGGCGGGCACATTCCGCTGCGTTGCGTTCAAACTGCGGGTCTTTCTGGCTGCTGTAACGGCCATACCCGGCGCGCAGCATAGCATGGCGGATGCCCTTGTTATAGGCGGCTTGCCAATCAAATCTGCCCTGGTGTTTCGACACATCAATTGCGTAATACATACGCTTCACTTCCTTTGTGTTGTTTTTTACGCTGCTGTAGCTGCCCAATTTTACCGCACTGCTGGCCGTGCTGAAATCGTTGTCCAGCCAGTTCAGCGGGTTGGTGCGGTTGCCCTTCCACCGCACTTCAAAATGCAGGTGTGCTCCATAGCAGTTGCCGGTATCGCCGCTGTAGCCGATCAGCTGACCCTCCTGCACCTGCTGTCCCTGCGCCACGCAAAGCTTGCTCAGGTGGGCGTACAGCGTTTCGAGGGTGCCGTACTTGTAGGTCGTGTGGCGCAGCTTGATCATGTTGCCGTAGCTGTTGATATCGCCCTGGGTGCGCTTGCCGTTCCAGTAGTAGGCGGTTGTCACGGTGCCTGCTTCCGCAGCGTACACGGGCGTGCCCGCTGCTGCGCGGAAATCCAGCGCCCGGTGCAGGCTGCCGTCATTGTAGAGCCAGCCCGCGGTGATGATGTGCTGGGCCAGGGGCCAGCGGAGCAGGACGTCGTCGTTGGATAACCTCATATCATATACCTCTCGTTACAATCGCGCTGATCGCCGTAAGTCCACTCGGCAGGCCGGAGAGCTTGCCGTTGCTGATGCTTAGGCTCAGACCGGTGCTGCTTGGGCCGCCGTACAGGGCGCTCTTGTAGTACTTATCACCCGCAAACGCGACCAGGCTCGTAGTCTGCTGGCCCCAGCCGCCAGAACTGGTCATGGTGCCGTAGCCCCAAATCTTGATTGTCCCGTCAGTGCGCTTAAAACTCACGCTGGGGCTGGTGTCCGTGACGGCGTATGCCTCAACATTGTTATTGCTCTCGGCAGGCTCCGCAGTACCGGTAACTTTGGCTCCCTGCACGTAAGCAGTTTTGCCCTTGGCAATGTCATCCGCCGTTGCAGTGGCATCACTGGTATCGGCATCGTTGGTGTTGGTACCAGTGAGCTTCAGCCCAGCTTTGCTGGTAAATGTTTTGCCCTTAGCGACGTCGGCAGCAGTGACATCACCAAAATTAGAGAGCATAGCCTGAGCTCTTACACGAGCTCCGTCTTTAATGAGCGTGCCATTTTTGCCAGGGTCTAAGTAGTAATAGAGGTAACCTTGATTGTCGGATGTCACCTCCCAGCACGCCCAATAGCACGTTTCTCCATCGGTGTAGGTATCAACTGTGCCAGTGACTTTGTCCCCTTGTACATACGCCGTCTTACCCTTAGCAATGTCCGCTGCAGTCGCATCGGCATCGGAGGTATCCGTGCCGCTTGTGGCGGGGCGAGTGCCAGTAATCTGCATGCCGGTGGCATCGTGCGCAGTTACACCCTCCACCAGATCGCTGGGTGTCACGGTGTCGCCGGTCAGGTCAAGGACGGTCTTATCATTGATAACAACCTTATTGACCGCCATGCTCAGCCTCCGATCGTCAACGTCTGGCCGCCAGCCGCATTATCAACGTATGTGGCCGGGATCGCCTGCACAGTAACTTGAGACAGGCAGTTATACGCTTTGTCGGGCAGCACAACCTGCTGCTCAAAGGTCGGCGTAACGCTCTTGGCCTGCGGCTTCATACCTTCGCTGCCGCTCATAGAGCCTTTCACGCCCAGGACCGTAACGCCCTCGCGGATATTTGTGGGCACCAGCTTGGCCTGTTCGGTCGCTGCGATGGTCACCCCGCCTGCGCCATCGTGGAAGCCCATGGGGATGGTGTACTTACCAGAAACGGTGCTGATTTCACCGTTGACTTCGCCGTTGTTGGGCATCGTGCCGGTCATTTTAGCGCCACGCGCGTAGAATGTTTTACCGTTCAAAACCTCCGCCACAGCTGCGGTGGCATCGCTGGTATCCGCGTCTTTCGTGCTGGTACCGGTAATAGGGGCGCCGGACTTGTCGTGCGCCGTGATACCTTTTGCCAGCTTGTCCGGGGTTACGGTATCTGCGGTAAGGTCAAGCTTCGTTTCCTTGCCGATAACCACCTTGTTTACGTATTTATTGGGCATTGTAGTACTCCTCTCCTATAATCAGTGTGTAACCGTTGGAATCGTTGGATACCTCGTACTGAGGTATCTTGCGGATTGTCACGTCTTTCTGCATCAGTTTTTTCGCCGTGGGCAAAACCTGCGCCGTAAACAACGGCGTGATGTCATACGGCCCGCTGTACTCCGGCGCACCCACCACTGTGGTGCCGGTCACGTCCACCCGCACGGCGCTCTGTTGGGCCACTCGCACCTGGATCATGCACCATCAACCTCCTGGAATAAGGTCGGGCTCATTTTGAGCGTCAAAATCTCCGTCTGCGGCTGGTCAGTGCTGTCCCGCAACGTGATGCGGGTGTCCATGTACAGTCTTTCGCCGCCCATGAATTTGTATGTCTCCGCCCGCGTCCAGGGGATAAGGATGATGTTCTGTCCTTCCTGCCGGGTGCAGTCATCCGGCCAGACGTTGGATTTAATGGCTGGGAAGCCTTTGCAGCTCTTCTGCTTGAACACAAATTCGATCCGGCTCACATCATCCAGATCCATCCCGATTTCCACGGGCAGCACGAATTGCGTTCCCTGTTTCATTCGTTTTTCTCCTAGTTCGGCAGTTTTTCTTCCTCGGTTTTCGGAGTTTCGATGTTTGCCGCCGCGGCTTCTTCGGCTGCCATATTTTCACGCACAACGGCAAGCATGTTTTCGAGGATCAGCTCAGATACCGCAAAGGGGATTTTCGCTTCATTGATCGCGGCAATAATCTTGCGTTTGCACTCTTTGATGCGTTTGGTATCAGTCATGGTTTTTCCTCCTTAAAGCCGCGCGTTCACGGCATTTTTCAGCGTGACAATGGCCGTCAGAACCTCTTCGTCAAGGGCCACAAAAGACCCCCGGTTGTTCTGGCTGGTGATGTTGCCGTTGTCGTCCAGTTCCATGTATGTGTAGCTCACGCGTTCGCCTTCGGCGGTCGTTACGACCGCCACGCCGGATAATTTCTTCATGTACAATCCTCCAATAGAATGTCTGCGGTTTCGTTCGCGCCTGTCTCCATAGCCAACAGGTCATCTGCGGCGGTGGTGCTGGCCTCCTGCGCTCTTGCGGCGGTGCTGGCGGCAAGCTCAACGCCCGCCGGTTCGCCTGCGGGGTAGCTGCTGTCACTGCGGTCGGCATAGCTGCCCTCATAGCCGCGCTGGGCGGCCATGCAGAGCCACACAAACTGCTGCCTCGGTGCGCCGTGTACAATGGCGTACTGGCCGCAGTTTTCGGCCCAAATGTGCCCGGTGCCATCGCAATCCGTCAGCAGCCAGGCGGGCTGCCCGTGCTGGGCGATGGTCTCCGCATAGCGCGGGTCAAGGGCAATCAGGCACCAGCCTTCGGGGCCGCACTGGCCCTTGCCCCAGTCCGCAAAGGTCGGCAGCGGCGTCTCAAATGCGGCCATTTTCAGCGCGCCGAAGCTGGTAGGCACCACGCGGGATTTGCTGCCCCAAACGTCCAGGTTGTGCACGTTGAGCTTGCCGCTCACGCCAACGCGAGTCGTGTTAAAATCGGCATCGCTGTCATCGCTGCGGTTGTAGGTGATCTGCATCCCAACGTAAGATGTCGGGTTGAGGCCGTCAACCCAGCCGTACTTGGCGTACTTGCTGCACGCGCCGATGTAGCTGCTGCCCGCCTCTGAGTACAGCACGCCGGTTAATCCGATTGACCCCGTGTTGATGGTGGCGTACCATGCAATGTGGCGGTTATCCAAAAATACACGCTCACCGGCCTCGGTGCCCATACGTATCCAGGCGTTGTCCAGGTCGTACACGGTGGTGTAGTTGAGGTTATGCAGTTGTCCGGTGGTAATGTTTCCGCCGTTGATGATTGTCTTGTCCTGGTTCCAGGTACTCAAATCCGAAAATGTCACCACGCCGGATAGGTTGATCTGTGCGCTGGTGATCTCTGTTCCGCCTGCCGTCAGCTTGATGGTGCTGCTGGTTCCGCTTGTGCTGGCCGTCAGCTTAATTTCGTTCACCGTCTGCTTGATCTCGGTTTTGGTTTCGGTGGTAGTCAGGTAATCGCCGCTGCTGGCCGTCCACGCGGTAGGCGCGTTGCCCATCTGCACCATGGGGTGCATGATGGTCAGATCGTTGGTAACGGTGGCAAAGTCATTGGCAGTGCTCACAAACAGGCCATCTGCATATCCGTCCGCGGTCGCCGCGAACGCCCCCCAGCCC